AGGTTGATATGAAGATTCGCTACTATGATGCAACCCTCAAGTTTCTTGAAGAAATCATCAAAACGGTTGCCAATAGAACATTTCAGATAAAGAATGCTATTGAATGGCAAAAGTTCCAAGCAGGATTCTAATGAACGAAAATCACAGGTTTGATTATCAAGTTGATTTAACAATAGAAGACATACGTCTTCTAAGTCATTGTGTAAATGAGACTCTCAGACTTTGGCCAGGTGCTCCTGCCAGACCTGTAGAAGAACAAGAACATCTTCGATATATGAAAGATTGTTTTTTTAGAATGATTATGGACTACAACTTTAATAAAGAACAATGAGTGATTACGATTACGAAAGCGATTATAATGAGATGGAAGATGTTCCATTCGTTCAGATGGAACTAGACATTAGGGATTGCCATCAAGTTTATAAAGCATTGCAGTGCCACGCAGAGCACGGTGATTTTAGTGATGAGTATGATAAGGCAAGAACTGAACAGATGAAAGATTTCTTTTATCGTATGATTCTAGAATATAAGTTTCAAGTAGGGGAATAAATATTCATAGGTGAATCCTGTGAATTATGTCACACTTGATTATATCGAAGAAGAACGAAGTTTTTCTTCAGGTTAAAGCGGACCCTCACGTATATTATGAACTGGCAGACCAGTTTACGTTTGAGGTTCCAGGTGCCAAATTTATGCCTCAGTACCGTAACAAGTATTGGGATGGAAAAATACGCCTATTCAACACCCAGAATGGAGAGATATACGTTGGGTTGTTAGACAAGGTTATACAGTTCTGTAAAGACCACGAGTACACCTATGAGTTCGTGGAGAATAAGTTTTATGGTCTTCCCTTTGAGACAAACGACATGATCTCCAAGGAGGGCGTAAAGGACTACATGAAGTCAATATGTAAGTATGACCCTAGAGAGTATCAAATCGAAGGGGTATACGACGCCTTAAAGCATAATAGAAGGCTGTTGATATCCCCAACTGCTTCTGGAAAGTCTCTGATGATATACTCTCTTGTGAGATATCACGTTGAGCGCGGGCAAAATACTCTGATAGTTGTTCCGACGACTTCGTTAGTAGAACAGATGTATAAAGATTTTGCAGATTATGGTTGGGACGTAGGTTCATACTGCCACAAGATATACGCTGGTAGAGAGAGGGAAACTAATTCCCAAGTGATCATCACTACCTGGCAGTCCATCTACAAACTCCCCCGAAAGTATTTTGCTAGATTTAACGTAGTTGTTGGGGACGAGGCTCACCAGTTTAAAAGTAAGTCATTAATATCTATAATGACAAAACTTGGAGATGCAAAATTCCGTTACGGATTTACTGGAACACTTGATGGCACCCAAACTCATAAGTGGGTGTTAGAGGGATTGTTTGGTCCATCATACAAAATCATCAGAACAGAAGAACTGATGAAAAAGGGTCACGTTGCAAAACTGGATATCAATGTTCTTCTACTGAAGCACCCTGCACATAAGTTTGAAACTTTTGAAGATGAAGTTCAGTATATCATTAATCACGAAAGGCGTAACAAGTTCATCCGCAATCTAGCACTTGATCTAAAAGGTAACACTTTAATTCTATTTGCCAGAGTAGAAGGACATGGACAACCACTTTTCGATTTAATAAATACTGGTAGTGTAGAAGAAAGACACGTTTTCTTCGTCCACGGTGGTGTGGCAACAGAGGATAGAGAAAAAGTAAGGGAAATTACAGAGCAAGAAAACAACGCGATTATTATCGCTTCATATGGAACATTTAGTACAGGTATCAACATCAAGAACCTCCATAATGTTATTTTTGCTTCTCCATCCAAATCTAGAATTCGGAATCTCCAGTCTATTGGAAGGGTGCTCAGGAAAGGCAATAACAAGACAAAGGCAACTCTCTATGACATTGCTGACGACATTTCCTACAAGGCACGGAGAAACTACACACTTAATCATCTAATTGAAAGAATCAAAGTTTATAACGAAGAAAACTTTAATTACGATATTGTAAACATACCGCTAAAGAATTAAATGGGCGAAGAATTTCATGCAGTAATAAAATTGGTTACAGGAGAAGAAATATTCTCATTGGTCTGTGTGGACGAGAATGATGGTGACCCTATTATTCTACTGATGAACCCAGTGATCATGAAAGTAATGCGTAATCATGTAGGTCAATACGTCAAAGTAAAACCTTGGATGGAAATAGCATCCGATAGTATGTACGTCGTCAAGTACGATAAAATTGTTACTATGACCGAAGTCAAAGAGACTAAAATGATTGAATTCTATGACAAATACTTGAATGAAGAAGATACTGATTGGGAAGAAGATGGTAGAACTAAGATTACCGATAAAATGGGATATGTATCTTCAGTAAAAGATGCAAGAGAAATGCTAGAGAAACTCTATAAACTTAAAGATAATAAAGAAAGCTAAGCTATCTCTTCAAACCTAACAAACAGAGTCTACTTACGATTGAGTATATTGTCAAGCCCTAATTGTATGCTATAATATACATAACGAAAGTTTATTGAAACTAACAATGTTATGTCTAAAAAGAAATCAGAACACTACGTTAATAACAAGGAGTTACTTGAAGCACTGATTGTATACCGTGCAAAGGTAGCAACTAGTTTTGAAGAGATCAACGGTAGAGAACCCACTAAGGCAGATAGGTCACAACAATGGCCAGGTAAACCGCCTATTACAAATTACCTAGGAGAGTGCTTTCTTAAGATTGCAACGCACTTGTCCTATAAACCGAACTTCGTTAATTATATGTTCAGAGATGATATGATCTCTGATGGTATTGAAAACTGTGTTCAGTATATTCACAACTTTGATCCAGAGAAATCTAAGAATCCATTTGCTTACTTCACGCAGATTATTCACTACGCCTTTCTACGTCGAATTCAGAAAGAGAAGAAGCAACTGGAAATCAAAACTAAAATCATCGAACGCACTGGTTACGATGAAGTTATGATGGTTGATGATAGCTTGCTTTCTAATAGTAGTTCAGAGTATAATACAATTAAGGATAATATTACTTACAAGACAAATCGTCAATGAAGGTTGCTATTATTACCGACCAGCACTTTGGTGCTCGTAAGGGTTCTAAGTTTCTCCACGACTATTTCAAAAAGTTTTATGATGATGTTTTCTTTCCATACCTAGAAGAAAATAATATTAAGACTGTGATTGATATGGGCGATACGTTTGATAACCGTCGCTCTATTGATCTGTGGTCTCTTGAATGGGCAAAGGAGAATTATTATGATCGCTTAGAGAAACTGGGTGTTACTGTCCATACTATCGTTGGTAACCATACTGCATACTACAAAGATACGAACTCAATCAATTCTGTAGATTTGTTGCTTAAACAGTATAAAAATGTGCATGTGTATTCAGAATGCACTGAGGTTATGATAGATAGACTACAAGTTTTGTTTATCCCTTGGATCAATGCGGAAAATACTGAGAGCAGTATCGAATCAATTAAAGTTTCAACTAGCTCGTGCGCGATGGGGCACCTTGAGCTCAACGGATTTAGAGCGCATCGCGGACACGTCATGGAAGACGGTATGGAGTGCTCATTATTTGAGAAGTTCGAGCGGACATTTTCGGGTCATTACCATACACGATCAGACAACGGACGAATCTTCTACCTAGGTAATCCCTATGAGATGTTCTGGAATGATGTGAACGATCCTCGTGGATTTACTATCTTTGATACTGATACTCTCGACTTTGAACAGATTGATAATCCATTCAGACTGTTTTACAATATCTATTATGATGACACTCCATATCAAGTATTCGATACTACTGAATATGTGGGCAAAATTGTAAAAGTCATTGTCAGGAAGAAAACCGAACCTAAGAAATTTGAAAGGTTTATAGATAAGTTATATTCCTGTGGTATTCAAGACTTAAAAATCGTAGAAAACTTCACTATTCAAGAAAACGAAGAGTTTGAAGTTGAAGAAAGTGAAAACACTATCTCTATCTTAAATCGATATATCGACGAGGCAGAGTTTGATTGTGATAGCACCATCATCAAGGGAATCCTTCAGAAAGTCTATTCACAAGCCTGCGAGGTCGAGTAATGTTTTTACTAACGCTCAGAGATTCAAAAGAAGAAGGTGCTTACGCTGTACAAAATCGGTATGGTGAAAAAGTTCTTTTTCTTTTTGAGGATGAGGAAGATGCTGAGCGTTATGCAATGCATTTAGAAGAAGATGAAGAAGCATCGATGGATGTTGTAGAGGTTGATGATAACCTTGCAATTTTGACCTGTAAACGCTATAATTACAAATACGCGGTGGTGACACCGAATGATATTGTGATTCCTCCAAGAGACTTAGATGATAACATTCCAGAAGATTAGATGGAAAAATTTTCTCTCTACAGGTAATCAATTTACTGAGATAGACTTTCAGAAAAATAATACTAATTTAATCATCGGAACAAACGGTGCTGGTAAATCCACAATGCTGGATGCACTTACATTTGTTTTGTTTAATAAACCTTTTCGTAAAATTAATAAACCCCAACTAGTCAATTCTCAGAATGAACGCGACTGTTTGGTTGAGATTGAATTTGAAATTAATACTCGTCAATATCTTGTTAGGCGTGGGATCAAACCCAATGTGTTTGACATTGTTGTAAATGGCACAGAACTTCATCGTGAAGCAGATGACCGTGCCATGCAGCGTGTATTGGAAGATAATATCCTCAAAGTAAACTATAAATCATTCACTCAGATTGTGATTCTGGGTAGTAGTACTTTTGTCCCCTTCATGCAATTGACGAGTGCAAATCGTCGTGAAGTGATTGAAGACTTGCTGGATATTCGCATCTTTTCTTTGATGAATAATATCCTTAAGGATAAGATTCGTACTCAAAAAGATCAAGTGAAGTCTCTTGATTTGAAGAAAGAAAATCTCAAAGACAAGATGAAGATGCAACAGAACTTCATAGATGAGTTGGAAAATCGTGGTAAGCAGAATATTGATTCTAATAATACCAAGATTACAAAACTTATGGAAGAAGTTGATAATTATATGCTAGAGAATGAGAAACTTGAAGAAGAACTACAAAACACTACAAAGAAGCAAGAAGAGGTAACGGGTGCGAGACAAAAGTTATCGAAACTAAACACACTTCGGGGAAAAATCTCTCAGAAAGTATCTGCTATTACGAAAGAGCACAAATTCTTCATGGAGAATACGGTATGCCCTACTTGTACTCAGGAGATTGAAGAATCGTTCCGGTTAAATAAAATTGACGACGTTCAAAATAAAGCAAAGGAACTAAAGGAAGGTTTCGACGAGTTGGAATCGACCATAAAGTTTGAACAAGAGCGAGAACGTCAATTTAACGCACTTTCGCAGGAGATTACGAATCTAACGCATGGCATTTCTCAGAACAATACTCGGGTTGGCGGAAACCAACGACAAATCCGAGATCTTGAACAGGAAATTCAAACTATTACCGAGAACCTTGCAAACCGAAATACTGAACATGAAAAGTTAGACGAGTTTAAATCCAATCTGGCACACACATTTGCTGAACTGTCAGACAAAAAACAAGAAATCGTTCATCACGATTTTGCATACTCACTACTCAAAGACGACGGAGTAAAAACGAAGATCATAAGAAAGTATCTTCCATTCATTAACCAGCAGGTTAATCGCTATCTTCAGATGATGGATTTCTACATTAACTTCCATCTTGACGAAGAATTCAAGGAAACTGTGAAGTCCCCTATACACGAAGATTTCTCGTATAGTTCCTTTAGCGAAGGTGAAAAGATGAGAATCGACCTTGCCCTTCTCTTCACTTGGCGTGAAGTAGCGCGTGTCAAAAACTCTGTAAACACCAACCTGCTGATTATGGACGAAGTGTTTGACTCTTCACTTGATGGATTTGGAACTGATGAGTTCCTCAAGATCATCCGATATGTTATTAAAGACGCCAACATTTTTGTCATCTCTCACAAACAAGATATGCGTGACAAATTTGAAAGTGTCATAATGTTCGATAAAGTCAAAGGATTTTCACGTAGAGTATCTTCAGATACGGAGGAGTAATGATCACCCCAAACTGGCAACATCATTCCAGTAAGGAACAGAAACCTACTCTCAAACCTCAAGCAATGAGGGATCGCAGAGAGGCACTCAAAGCATTTAAGAAGAAGCATAAGAACCGCCCTGATAAGGCGGTTTCGTCGTATTATGAGACCATAAGATTGATAAATACCTAAAAAGTATTTTTATACCGATGGACAGCTTTTACGAAGAGATGTATGAATACCTCATCTCCGAAGGTATTGAGGATGAGGAAGCAACAGAAGTTGTAAACTATCTCTTCGAGGATAATATTCATGAGCACTTTGCTCTGACCGAAAATAGGGGCAGAGCGTTTTTAAATATGCTCAGAGCAGTGGGATATATGTCTGGTGTTCTTAAGAAACCTGGTGCCAGACAAGCAGTAAGGCAGGTTACAAAGAAAGTTCAAGGAACTCCTCTTCAGGGAAATCTTCTTACAAAGAAAGGAACAGCACAAAACTTCACTGGTGGAAGAACACCATTCACTAGCACTAGTCCTGTTCCTGCTGCAAGTTCTCCACTTCCACAACCACTTAGACCACCTGCAGAAGTACCAGGTCAGATGAGAATTCCTGGGTTGTCTAGTAGAGCGCAAGAACTTAGAAACGTTACGGGTAATCCTAGTTTGGGACTTCCTGGTAATAAGGGTGGTGGATTCGCTATTACTGGTGGTAAGGCATCTCAAAGAAGTATGCCAACCCTCAAGGCACAACCACAAAGAACTGCACCTTCACTTCCTCAACCTCCAGCGTCACCTGTTGTACCTAAAGTTGATAGAGTTATTGGTGCTGTCAAAAAATCTGCTCTCCCAGTTGGAGTTGCTGGTGCTACTGGATTGGCACTTAGTGGTGGTGAAGGTCCTAAGAAATCGGAAGACCCACGTAGACCTGACGGTTCCCTGCCACCATATACTCCACCAAGACCTCCTGCAGATCCAGAAACTCCCAAAAGAGCACCAGCACCGCCAACAGATCATAATATTATGAGTTCATCCGGTACATATACTGGTGATAATCTTAAGAGACCTTCTACCGAACTTAGTGCTGCTGCTAAGGATTTTGATAGAGCATTCGCTGCTAAGCGTGCTGAGTTAAAGAAAGCCGGTAAGGATCCTAGCAGTGGAACATTTACCTGGCGCGGAAAGCAATACAATACTAAATACAAGGGAGAATAATTTTTCATATTACGATGGAAGCAAAAGACGTACAATCCTTACAGGAGGCTTATGCTTCCATGTACAATACTTCTGAGGAATCTCAGACTGAAGTAATTTCGGAAACTGTAAAACCTGCACCTGAAAGTGCATCTAAGAAACCTGCACCTTCTACAAGAGCACCTAAAAAACCTTCACCTGCACCAAGAGCAGATACAAAACCTGCACCTGCACCAAGAGCAGATAGAAAACCTGCACCTTCTACAAGAGCAGATAGAAAACCTGCACCTTCTACAAGAGCAGATAAGCAAATGAAAGAAGAATCGTCAATTGATGAGGGTGTCAAGGGTATCATGGGTGCTCTCAAGAAAGTTGGCAAGGCAGTTCTTGGACCTGCTGACCAATCTCCTGAAGCAGAAGCGGCAAGAATGGGTAAGCGTAGGGGACCTGGTACTCCTAAGAAGCAACAGCCAGCTAGTATGAAAGAAGATGCAGATGTCTTTGATATTGTTAAGGAATATCTGATGACTGAGCATGATGCAACCGAAGAGGAAGCATTGAAAGTCATGCTTGAACTCACTGATGAGGAGAGAACTTCTATTGTTGAAGGTACTCCTGCCGATAGAGCACGTAGAGCTGTTAAGAATCAGAGAGATGGATATCATGGTGATGATCATGCACTGACCAAAGAAATGGAGGCAACAAAAGCCGCTGTACTTAGATTGAAGAAAGTGTGAACCACTTTTAAAACTGTCTATTGGGAGGTCTTCGGACCTCCTTTTTTTGTATAATAGGTCCATACGCAACCAAGCAATGGCAGTTTCTCACGAAATCAAATCTCAACTTGCTAAACTCCTAGCGACTGAAGACCTGGTAGTTGAGCACAAGAAAGTGGAGACTGCCTGCTTTAATGTCCACACTCGTGTGTTGACTCTGCCGATGTGGGAGCAAGCAAGTGGGCAAGTATACGATATGCTCGTGGGTCACGAAGTTGGACATGCTCTGTATACTCCTGATAACGATTGGTTCCGTTCTAGAAATATTCCCCCTCAGTTCGTGAACGTGGTTGAAGACGTTCGTATTGAGAAGTTGATGAAGCGTCGTTACCTTGGTATCTCCAAAACTTTCTATCGTGGATATCAGGAACTTGCTGAAGAAGATTTCTTTCAGATTGCTGATGAAAATCTGAACACGATGAATCTTGCTGATAAGGCAAATCTTCATTTCAAGATTGGTAACTTTGTTGATATTGATTTCAGTTCTGAAGAAAGTGTTCTGATTGATAAGATTGCTAATACAGAAACATTTGATGATGTTCTAGATGTTGCTGAGGAACTCTACAACTTCTGTAAGAAGCAACAGGAGATGAAGACCAAGACTGATGACCTTCAAATTAGCGGTGGTCAAGAAGGTGGTGAAGACCAACCTGAAGTTAATAATGATCAGGATCCTGGTATTGAGCAGCCAACTAATGATGCACCTCAAGAAGAGTCTGATGAGTTTGGTTCAGAAGAACCTGAAGAAGGTGAATCTTATGGTGGAACTGATAATGATGATGAACCAGAAGTCTCTACAATGGATAGTTTGGATGAAGCTCTGAAAGATCTTGCACGTACTGATGGTATTGAAAATGTTTATATTGAAATTCCTAAGATTAATCTGAACAAAATTATTGTCAGCAATTCTGAAGTACATTCGCGATTTGGTGAGTGGGATGAATGGTTGGAAGAACATCAGATTCTTGAAGAGGATATCTTTGGTTCTGTTGACAAGGAGTTTCTGAAATTCAAAAAATCTGCACAGAAAGAAGTCAACTATCTGGTGAAAGAGTTTGAGTGTAAGAAAGCAGCAGATTCTTATGCTCGCGCTACAACTGCTCGTACTGGTGTTCTTGACTGCTCTAAACTTCATACTTACAAATATAATGAAGATCTTTTCAAGAAAGTGACTACCCTTGCCGATGGTAAGAATCATGGTCTTGTATTTGTTCTTGACTGGAGTGGTTCTATGGTTGACGTTCTTCTGGATACACTCAAGCAACTCTACAACCTGATGTGGTTCTGCAAGAAAGTTTCCATTCCTTTTGAAGTGTATGCTTTCACCAATGATTATCCTCTCGTTCCTAGGAATGAAGATGGTAGTCGTGGTATTCGTGATCTTCCTTATGAGAAGCGTGAAGGACTTCTCTACATGGCTGAATGGTTTAGTATGATGAATATCTTCACCAGTAAGACTAAACTGAAAGAGATGGAAAAGCAGATGAAAAATTTCTATCGCTTGGCAAGTTCTTATCGTAAGTATGGATATCTTGCTGTTCCCACTGGATTGAGTCTTTCTGGAACACCTTTGAATGAAGCAATGTTGGCACTGCATGAAATTCTTCCACAATTCAAAAAAGAAAACAAACTACAGAAAGTTCAGTGTGTCGTTCTTAGTGATGGTGAAGCAGCACCTCTGAAGTATCATCGTGAGTTTCATCGTCATTGGGAACATGAACCTTTCATTGGAACTAGTACGATTCATCCAAATGCTTTTCTTCGGGATCGCAAGACTGGAAACACTTATTCTCTTGATTGTGAATGGTATGAGTTTACTGATATTCTTCTCCGCAATCTTCGTGATAAGTTTACTGATGTGAACTTTATTGGTATTCGTGTTCTAGAACCGCGTGATGCTAACAGTTTTATTCGTCGATATACTGGTTGGGGTGGAAAGAACTTTGATCGAATCCAAAAGATTTGGAAGAAAGAGAGGGCATTTTCTATTCATCAATCTGGATATCACACATACTTTGGACTCTCTGGTACTGCTCTGTCTAGTAATTCTGAGTTTGATGTTGATGAGGGTGCAAGCAAATCAAAAATCAAATCTGCCTTTGCTAAAAGTCTGAAGAGTAAAAAGATGAATAAGAAAGTTCTGGGGGAGTTTATCGAACTAATTGCCTGAATAAATAATAAAAAAACTGTCTGGCGATGAAACCTTCCCCTAAGAAATTAAAAGAAACAAAAGAGATCTATGAAAAGGTTGTAACACACCTCATTGAGGAAGGTTACGCCTCTGATGTAGAATCTGCTGATTCAATTATTAATGGTATGAGTGAGCAGTGGTTTGAACTGATTACTGAGAATTGATAATGAAGAGACTTACCTCTAAAGAAGTCTCTAAAATGATGGAAGAGGTTAATCAACTTGCTGAGTTGACTAATCCCGTCATGCCTTCTGCTGTTAGAGACGAAGCAAGGAAAAAACTCAAAGCTCAGGGTAAAACTGATGCTGAGATTGATAAACTCTTTGCGGATATGGATGCTGCTGCTCAAGCAAGACTTAATCCAACTCCAGAACAAAGAAAGGCACAAATTGAACGGGATCGTTTAATTCAGCAAGCTGGTGGTGGTGTTGCTGGTGAAAAGGCTGCCACCGAGAGATTAAAAAATAATCCTCTGAGATTTTTATTTGATATTGAAGCGCGTGGTAGGGCTGATGTAAGGTCTCAAGGTCGTGAAGCTTTAAGACAACTTGGTGATGGAGATATTGAAAAGGGATTAGAAATTTTTAGAGCAGAACAAGAAAAGAGAAATAATACAGGTTCTTCTTCACCCGAACCTTCATCCTCATCCTCATCATCTGTTCCTGCAGGATCATTCAATATTTCTCCTGAGGGTTCTGAACGTAGGAGAGAAGTTGAAGCGCAGATTAAGCGTGATAATGCAGCAAGAACTGATGACCAGCGTGTTCAACCAAGAACAGCGCCAAAACCTCAACTTACCGACCAACAGAAGGTTAGAGCAGAGTATGACCGTTTGAGAAATTCTACAGATCCAAAGGAACGTGCTCAGGCTGTTACATATGGCAGGCAAATGGCAGCAGCAGGTGCTTCTAAGAGCAACTTCTCTGGATATCAGTCTGCTTCTGATGCTCAGAAGAATCTTCCTGCCCCAGCGGCGAGAACTTCCATGGCTCAGAGATTGCAAGCAATTCGTGATATGAGAGCAGCATCACAATCTCGTATTGCTGCACAAGGTGGTACTCCTGCAACTTCCGCAGCAAAACCAACACCAAAGGTTGCTCCTCCAGCAGTTAATCCAAATCAACAGTCTTCTATTCAACAGAAAGTTGAGAAGGTAAAACAACCTGTTCAACCCAAAGCACAATCTTCTACGTCTGGTCTTTCGGCAAGAGGAACACAGGCTATTAATCAGGTTCGTCAAAATGCACAGGCAAATATGAGTTCAGATATGCAAGCTCGCATACAAGCTATGCGAGATAGAAGACAGGAACTTAGAAATCAGAATCAGGGTGTTCCAACAGGTAACGCCATAAAGACGAAGGTAAATTCAGACTCTAGTATTCAAGTAACTCAAAAGAGAAATCCTGAAGCAACTGCTAAAATTAAGAAGTCTCTTGATATCTAAATAAAAGAAACTACGATTTAGACAAATGAGCAGATTCGGAGATTTATTTAGAGGTGAGGCAGCACCTGCTCCTGAACCCGTTGTAGAAGAAGTTCTTGTTACTCCTAAAGAGGAAGTTCTCACTGAGGCAAGTCCCCTTGAAGAAATGAGTAAGAAGGAACTTGAAGCATATGGTAGAACTAAGGGTATTGAACTCGATAGACGCCGTAGTAAAGAAACCCTGATTGAGGAACTCAAAGAAGCAGAAGGTGAGTGATCCACTTACATAACTGTCACAGGGGGCACTGCAAAGTGCCCCCTTTTTTTGTATAATTACTTCAGTTAAAACAAACAACCCAATGG